GCGGCGCTCTGCCGCTCGCTGCAGCGTAGAGATTTCCCGCAGCCGCCGCGATCAGCTCGGCGGCATAGCGCTGGTTCTCCGACAGCTCTTTGAGCGTCTTTCGGTGGTCTTCCAACTCCGCCGTCAGCTTTTCGATCTCCTGCGCCTGCTTTTCCCTGTCCTCGTCCTTGACGGGCGTCGCCTTGATGCGCTCGATCTGCGCGACGATAGCGGCGATGGTCTTTTGCTCCTTGTCGATCTCGGCTTGTGCGTCCTTCGTGATCTTCTCCTGCCATGAAATCATGCCTTGGTCGAAGAGCACGCTGATTTCTTCCATCGCTTTTTTGACTTCTTTGAGCTGTTCGGCAAGGTTCGCCTTAATCATGGCGAGCGCCCGTTTCAAGGCGTCCTGCTGCGCCTTGAAGAACTTGCGCTCCGCTTCTTTTCGCGCTTTTTCGTCTTCACGCTTGGGATACTTGCTGGTGACATTCGGCGTCGGCTTATCACGCTCTGCCTTTTCTGCCTCAAGTTTCGCCCTTTGGTCGGCGATTCTCTTCCGCGTTTCTCCTGCGAGATTGCTGTGCTTGAGTTCGTGCCCTGTACTCTCTGCGATTTTCTCCTCGGCTTTGTCGGCGATCACTTCCCAGTTATCCGCGGCTTGACCGAAAAATGCACGGATTGCCTTTGTAAGCTCACGCACAAGGGCGATGACCTTCTTGATCGGCTCCGTAAACATCAGCTGATCCGTGAACAGTTCCCATGCTTTACGCATGTTCCAGACCATGCGCAGGATATGCCCGACGGTCACAATGAGGTCTTCGAGGATGCCGATCAAGTCCTCTATGGGCACGACCTCTGCCAATACCGTATAAAAGTCGATAATGCCGTCAATGATTTCAAGCACCCAGAGATAAACTTCCTGCAAGGCGGCGATAAAGTCCAATATGGCAGGATTGACTTCAAATTCTCCTGTCGTCTCATTGATCTCGCCGAACAGCTCGGCGATTTCCTGCGCGGCAACTTTGATTTCGGGGCCGAATACATCCATGATCTTCGCCGAGGCTTGCGTCGCGTATTCTTCGATCATGCTGAACATGCCGGCGAATGTATTGGGAAACTCTTTCGACGCTTCCTTATAGCCCGCCATACGTTCCATGAGGAACGTGAACAAGTCCTGCCCCGATTCTTTCACGGCTTTGATGTCCGCGTCGGTTAAGCCGAGCGACGAGGCGATCGTTGATGATGCCGCCGTGATGCCGCCCTGTATGAGATCGCGAAGCTCCTGCACGAACTGCATCGAGTTCAGTCCCATCGCTTTGGCGGCGTTGACGCCGACCGTTGTGAACTCGCGAATCTGATCAAGGTTCATCCCTGCACCCAAGCCCGGAGCCAAGATACCTTGGAATGTCGTCACGAGGTCTTTCGTGCTCGCCGCCGTGCGGATGGCGTCGCCGTTGAGCTTCTGCATCATGCTCGATGAGATGCCGAGCGCCGTGTTGAAGTCGATCGCTTCGCCGTTGATCTGCCCGATGGACGCGAGCGTGCCCGCCATGCCGAGTTTCGCCGTTTCCATATCCTTGGCAAACTCGAAACCGGGCATGACGATGGAAGATGCGACGTCCTTGATGGTCGTGAGTACCCCAAGCACGCCCTGCGCCGCAAGCTGCGCTTTCGCCAAGCCGCCCAAAAAGCCGCCGAAGATGTCGCCCGAAAGGCTGTTTCTCGCCGCGCCGCCCATCTGGTCGAGGCGGCGATTGAGGTTGTTGATCGTGTTGTTGAGATTGTTGAGCGTTCCGTTCAGATTGCCCGCGCCGGAATCGAGCTGCCGAAGGGCGGCGAGCGCGGCGAGGATGCTCTGCAAGAACTGTGCACCGTCGGCTCATGCACAAACGGCGCATACGGCGCTTGCTGCATCTGGAAGTATATTGTGCCTTCCAACTTGGCTCTATCCACTTTCTGCGCAATTTCGCTCTCTAACTTCCCCCACTGCCGCGTGAAGCGATGATGCGCACGCGCTTCTCGCTGCACCAAGCGGCACGATTCTGAAAGTGCGCGGCGGATCGCCGTCCGCGTCCTTCCCAGCCCCACCGTTTCAATGGCGCGAATCGCTCCTATCGCGTCAATGTCAATCCGCAGGTTCATCACGCACCGCCCGCCGCATCGGCATCTTGCGCGACTTCATCTTTCGCTTTCCTGCCCTTTGCCTTGCCGCTATCGCCTTTGCCGCTTTCGCCGACATCGCCGCGCTCGCCAACCGGCTCCGGCTGATAGCCCAGCTCGGAAAACTCGCCGACGCGTTTCTCATCGACAATGACCTCTTCATTGTCCTTATAAAGCCGTATCGTCTTGACCTTCATGGTTCAACCCTCTTTCATAAAACAATGCGGATACTTCTCCTCGATACGCAAAAGCTCAAGATGCGCCGCTGTCATGATGCCGCACGTTTCAGCCATGAGGCGGCAGGAGATGAATATATCTCCCGCCGCTTCCTTGACTTCGGTGCTTTTGTCAAAATGCGCGCAGCCTGCATATACCATATCTGCCACCGCCGAGATGGCGGCGCAGACGATGTTCTCGCCCGCAGGCGCAGCGGCTTCCGATGCGTGCCCCGTGATGCGCATATAGGCGCGTCCGCGCTCTTTCGTAAACCGATACCGCACCATCGACTTACCCCAAGATGCGGCAGGCGAGTTCCGGAATCATGGTCTTTACGCCGCAGAGCAAGTCGAGAGAGCAAATATCCCGCTTGAGCTTCACGTCATAGTCAAAGACGACGCGAATCGAGATGCCGCCGTCGCTGATGATCGCATACTGCGAATCGGCGACGCCCAAAGGCTTTGCCAAGGGACGCGTGACGAGGGTGAAAGCGTTCTTGTGAAATGCCATGCTCGCCGTGTGATCTTTGACGACCGTCGCCACGGTATTTGCCGCGAACGTCTGCCGTGCCGCCGGATAGAACTGCACCGTGACCGAGTTGCCCGCCGCATCGGCGTCTTTCATCACGACGTAAGGGCGAGAATCCCCCGCGAGCGTGAAGATCGTGCCTTTCTTGGGAAACGCTGATAAAATGAAGTTGCCCGGATTTGCACAGATGCGCTGTGCCTATCGAGGAGACAAACCGCAGGCGTAGCAGTGCTACGTCGAGGATTTGTCGACGACGAGAGGACAGTGCAGATGTGTGAAGATGGGCGGCTGAATTTATCAGTGGTTCCCTTGATCTTGCCCGTCAAAGAGCCGTCCGTGAACGTCGCGACGTTGCTGTCTGCCGATACGATTGCCGAGAGCTTCATCGTCGGCGTCACGGACAAGTCGCCGTTCTCGTGCTTGCAGATGTTTTGATCCATGTAGAAATCGAAGCCGAACTTTCGCCCGAGCTGCGCGTTGATAGATCGCGCTCGTCTCGCCCGTGTGCCCGACCGAGTTGAAGGCGTCAAGCTCCAAGAGCTTTGCGTCTGCCGCTGTGTCCAAGACCGCCATGCGCCCTGCCATCGGCACTTTGTTGTCGTTCATCTCTTTTCTGACCGCCGTGATTGCCGCGACGCTTGCAGGCGTGTTGCCCGGCGTGCCGACGGTAAAGGCGTTCGGGTCAATCTCATAGCCCGTCAAGACGCCCTCTTCTTCGTAGTCCTCTAAAGCACGCATGACGCCCGCCTCATAGAGCGGCTGTTTGACGCACTCGGGCAGCTCTACGCTCGGCAAGAGCCGCAAAAGCTCCTCTCTCGATGCTTGATGCAATGGCTTCACCTTCCTAAAATATAGAGATATGCCCCTCTTGATTTTTTGCGCAATATTATGTATAATCCTACGCAAAGGGGGCTTGTTCATGAAGATTTCCGAGCTTATTAAGATCCTCAAAAAGAACGGCTGCTATAAAGAACGAAGCGGCGGAAATCACGACATCTGGTACAGCCCTATCACGAAAAAACTATTCCAAGTTCCCCGGCACAGCGGTCAAGAAGCAGGGACAGGTCTCCTAAACAGCATTATGAAGCAAGCCGGTCTGAAATAGTCTGCATAGAAAGGATGGTTTCCATGAAATATGCGTACCCCGCCATTTTCCAACCGGAAGAAGGCGGCTTCTTCATCTCCTTCCCCAACCTTGACGGATGCTTTACGCAAGCGGTTTCCATTCCCGAAGGAATGGATATGGCGGCAGATGCGTTGAATCTCATGCTTTGGCACATGGAAGAAGAAGCCTTGAACATTCCCGCTCCATCCTCGCTCCGTGATCTAACCTGCGATGCCGACAGCTTCGCGACGCTCATCAGTGCAGATACAGACGCTTACCGCAAGATCCACGACACAAAAGCGGTACGAAAAAACCTCTCCATTCCCCGATGGCTCGACACCCTTGCCACCGAACATAATGTGAACTTCTCGAACATCCTGCAAAATGCCCTCATGCGCGAGCTGGGCGTCACCAAGACATAACCGCTTCCAAGAAATTGTTTCTTAAACTTCCACGGTAACGACTTCGTATTTCTGCTGAACAAAAAAAGACAGCATCACGCTGTCTTGTGTGGTATAATCATTGTAGGTGCTATCTATTCGGTAGGCGGTCAATCTTAGCCCCTGGCGGTCAACGTCAGCCGCGCATCTGCGCTCTTCGAGCTTGATTTGCGGGACGTTTTCGCATACGACCTATTTACCAATCAGCCGCGCCCTTCGGGCTTGCTTCTTGGATAGGTCAGCAAGGGGGCGTTGCTCATGACGATAAACGATTTAATCGCGTTGCTCTTAGTAACGCTGTTCATCCTCATCGTTCTGAAGGCATAAGAAAACCCGCCTGACCCCGACAAGTTTAGGCGGGCTTTCTCGTTCAAATTAGCCGGGGCTGACCGTTTACACGATAGCACCTTTTCTATGCTCATTATACATCTCATCGCCTAAGATAGCAAGCAGGATGTACTTCGATTTGCTGTAGAACAGCTTGTCGTATTCGGGCGTTTTGAGCTCACGCCGACCGGCGTGCTTCTCCATCGTCATATAACCTGCTTCGCCAGCTCGACCAAAGTCTTTGCCGCGAAATCGGTCAATGCGTTCCACCCAAACTTTCCAAACTTCGTGCGCAGTTCTGCGACCTTCTCGCTCCCGGTCAACCCCCGTTCAATGTCCATTTTTTCCTCAACGAATTGCAATCCTTCGCGCGTCATTTTGATGAAGTTCGGTATGACCGCATCGGGATATGGTCGACCTGCTGGATAGTGAATTTTCGCACCGCGAATATATCCCTTACTTTCCAGCTTGTCAATCGCGACGCGAAAAACCTGTGCGTCCATATCCAAACTGGTGTGCGTAATCCGGCTCATATCCGGCATATCTTTTTGATACTCCGTATAAATCGCCAACAAAACCTTTTGCTTTGCATCGATATTCATGTGAAAGCCTCCTTTCGTCGAGGTATAAAGAAACCGCCTGACAAGCGCCAAGCGGTCCATATCCCTTAAAAATCCCTGTTATCGCGCTGCCGCAAAACGTCATCCCTATTATAACGCCAATCCACAGACGCAATCTCATCTTCTCGAACATAAGGACTGTCAAGAACATCAACGCCGGGTATTTCAATCATATACGCATACCCCTGTGCATCATGCTGAATATCAATCACCGTACCTTGCCGGCCGTCCTTCAAGGTGACAACATCAATCTCATTTATCTCCATCACGAACACCTTCTCAAGAAGTAACATAGACGGATGTCAAATGTCATGCCGACTGTTGCTCTGATGCCTCATCAACAATCACGCGTTCAATATCCTCGTGCTCGATAACATCTGTTTCGATAACCCCATCAGGTTTATTGATGTCAGCCACATACGCTTTTGCAGGAACAATGACATCAGCAATATATGCCATTTCCCCTGTTTTCAACAAAACCTTGTCAAATTCTTTCACGACCATTGACATCACTTCCTTTTTTTCGTCTATCAACGTGGATCGTTGTCATTCTGACTTCACCATTGTTTTTATCAATAATCCAGCCCGTTAAGACAGATGCCGTTTTCCCGTTGGGACCTCGTAATTCCATAGCGATTTCAAAAAGATCGCCATACCCTTTTCCCGGCTTCTTAACAGGCTTCGCATCATTGATATGCTTTTGAATATTTTCTACAAGATCATCTACATTGGACAGATCATACCCTAATGCGCGCTTAAACGCCCTAGCCTTGTTAATATCTTTATCGGGATTTAAGGCGTATCGCGTAAGTTTCGCCATAGGGATATTTGCATCACCAATACCGTTTATATGTGTCTTAATTATATTATCATTCCCAAACAGCTGCAAATCAAACTTGAAATCCCCCGCGCTCAAACGGCTTTTCGGCTTTTTGAAGCCGTCCCAGCCGCGAAGGAGTTTCTGCCAGTCGCCGCCCTTTTCGTAGGCTTCCAGACCTGCATCGCCGAAGAGCGCTCGCTTTTTCTGCTCGTCAATCGAATCGATGTAGCGCCGCGCACCTTCGGGCTTGATGCGCTTTCCTTTGCGCTCCCATGAGAATACGTCTTCTAGCATACACATACAATGCGGATGGCGCGGGATGCTCGGTACTTTATGCTTGGGATAGATGCCCTTGCCATAGCCTACGTCCATATTGGCGCAGACGTCGCATTGGTCGAACGGGCAAAGGTGGTGGCGGCTTGAGAGCTGCCAGCGGTAGCCCCATATATCTTCGTCGTTTTCTCTTGCGGCGATGTAGCCGTCGAACCATGCTCGCGCCGCTTCCGTGCGTGCGATACGCTCGGCATGGTAGCGCGTCTTTTCTTCGACCGCCGCCCACGCCGCGCGCTTGATTGCCGCCGCCTTGAGTTCGTCTGCTGTGCAGGCTTTGACCAGTTCGTTGTATACGGCTTGCAAGCGCGGCGATTGGATGCCGTGCGGCAGGCTTTGCAGCATCACGGCTTGCCGACGCAGGTCGCGCATGAGTGCGTCGTCGCCCAATGCCGCTTCTGCCGTCCGCAGGAGCTTTGCCATGTCTTTTCTTAGCGTCGCTTTGCTGAGGATGCCTTTGCCGCTGTTATAGCCGTCGTAAAGCTCCATCGCGATGTCTTTGATGCTTTTGACCTGCCGCAGCGCGATGCCGAGCGCGGATACGATGTTGTTGCGTACGGGGAGTGCGTGCAGCCGTTTTGAGAGCTTCATGCCGTCGCCTGTCCATGCCGTTTCTGTGAGTTTTCGCTTGATGTCTGCTTCCGACGGCGCGGCTACGAACTTCGGCAGTATGCCGTAGCCCGCGCACGCTGCCAAGAAGAGCATTTGACTTACCGCCTGCGCGTTCGCGCCGAAGAAGCCGACGTCTCGAATGGCGTCTTCTACGGCTCGCGTCATGGGTACGCCGTCGTTGAACTTCTGCAGCACGCTTTCGACGAGCGCATCGCCTATGGCAAGGTATTCTTTCCGATAGCCTTGCAAGATATTTCGCACGGCTTCTCGAAATTCACGCGCTTTGAAATCGGCGTCTTTCGGCATGGCTTATTCCTCGCTTTTTGCTCTTTCGTCTGCCTGCGGCGTTTGCTCGATGTCCTGCATGATTTCGTCATAGCGACGGTCGTCTACGTCGGCGAAGTAGACTGCTGCCGCTTTGCGGTTGATTTCACGCGCAACGACTTCGCCGCCGATGGCGAGCATTTTCATCTGCGCCGCTTTGTTCAGTTCGTCTTCGATGTCCGTGATGTTGAAGGTGCGCGGGTATTTGACCTTGAGATTTTTGAGGTCGATCCCCGCCCAGCGTGCGAAGATGCGAAATATCTTAATCTCAGCGACTTCGCAGTTTTCTGCCATGTCGGCAAGTTCGTCCGTCGTTTTTTCAAAGTCCCACTGTTTTGCGACGCCCGATGTTTTTGTTTCTACCCCTACGACGCTTGACAGCCCCGCTTGGCGGTACATGTCGTCTATGATGCTTTTTATTTCTTCTTGCAGAACCTTGACAGGCTCTAAGGGCGGGGCAGTGAATGTCGGCAAGTGCTGCGCTTCGCCGTCTGTGACGAGCATGTTTCCCGTGCCGAGCGTCAAGCCGATCTCTTTGCCGTCTTCGTCTTTTTGCTTCAGCGCGGCGGCGGCTTTGTGCGTCGCGGGATAGATCAGGACGGGAAAGCATTGGTTGCGCAGTATCTCGCGCTTTTCGCTGTCACGGTTGTATACGTCGCGACTGGCGCGGGCGATGTGGAGCATACTCGGCACGGGAAGCGGCGTATCGGCGTCCTCGTCGGCTGCCGAGAGCGTGACGATGGGCAAGATGCCAAGACCGTGTTCGCCCGTGCGCGTTTCGCCGCTTTCTCCTTCCGTCTTGCAGCTCCATGTCGTTTGCGTCCATGTCCATTCTTCTTTTTCTCCCGTGCCGGAGAGATCGTGCTTGCTTCTCTTTGTCGTCAGCTTGTAGGAAAGGCTGATGAAGCGTCCGGCGCGGTCGGTTTCGTAGTCTGTGACCTGCTCGGGGTAGACCGGATAGAGATACGGGAACAGTCGCTGTTCGAGCGCGTCTTTTTGGTTCACGGCTTGTTCGTCCGCCGCGAAGTTGTCTACGACGATGAAGATGCGCCCGAAAAGCCGCGCCATCTTCGCCGCCTTTTTCATGAAGGCGTTCAGCGTCGTACCGCTGCCATCGACGTCTTCGACAAATTGCTTGAGCATTTCGTTGTCGTCGAAGTCGCGCACGATGGTTTTTTTGAAGATCGGATTTGTCAGCGAATGGATAATGACTTTGACGAAGTTGGAGTATCGCGCCATTTTCTTTCGCAGAAGATAATCTTCCGGTTCTTCGCGGCTGTGCATGAAGAGGTAGCGTCCGTCCTCGAAGCCGCCGCCCCCTGTGTATGCGTCACGCAAGAGTTCGTAGTTATCTGTCATGTTCTGCCCCTCTCAATACAGTTTATGCCGCCCGAAGATCGGCGGCATGGCAAGCAGCATATCGTTTTCCAGCCCGTAGCGAACGGCGTCGATCGCGTGATTGTCCTTGTCGGGATACGCGGAGATGAACTGCCCGTCTTTGTTGCGCATGTATTCGTAGCCGATAAACTCGCGGTAGGCGTTCGGACAGCGGCGCTTGTCGATGTAGATGCGATGCAGCCTTTGCAGCCACTTGATGCCGAAGTCCACGGAATCGGGACCTTTCTTGACGGAGAGCATGTTGAGTCCGTAGTCTGTCATCTCGTCAATCGACTTCGGCTCTGCACTGTCCGCGCCGATCGGGCGTCTTCCTGCACGCGGCAGGATCAGCTCTGCCGCTCGCCTGTTTTTCATGCGCTGCGCATATATCTCGTCGAAGATGTATAAGTCTTCACGCTTTGCATCGTAGTGCATACCGACGTAAGCGAGCGGATCGACGGCAAAGCCGAAGTCCAGACCATGCCGCAAATGGTCAAAGGCGGCGACTTCTTCCTCGCTCATTTCCCGATCTTCCACATTGTCAAAGACGCTGCCGCCCGTGCCTGTGACTTCGCCGAGGTATTCGTGCCGGTAGAGCGTTTCGCTCTTTTCCTTGAGCCGCTCCGCTTCTAAGATGAACTGCTCGCCGAGCCAGCGGCGCGGCACATCGAGATACGTCGATTGATGCACGACGCGATCTTCGCGGTCGAAACGCGCTTCTTCATTGACCCAGTTGTTACGGCTCTTGGGCGGGTTGAACGAGCAAAACACCCAATACCGCTCGCCGCCGCGCAAGAGCGACTGCAAGAGGCTTCGCACTTCTTCCATGCCCGTGAACTGGTCAAGTTCTTCGATCCAGACGATGCCGACATAGCCGAAGGGGAGTTTTAGCGATTTGACTTTTTCTTTGTCATCTACGCCGAGAAAGAGGATTTTCTGCCCTGTCCTCTTGTAAGTGAACGAAAGCGGGCTGACCCGATCATCGAACGCCCCTGCCAAACCCAACGCATGAATCGCCCACTCGACTTGGTTGTATACGCTGTTTCGAAGCGTGTTGCCAACCTTGCGCAGCACGACCGCATGACAGTCGGGATTTTGCAGGATGCCGAGCGGGACATTGAGCGATGCAAAGCTCGATTTCGTGCTGCCGCGCCCACCTGCGAGCCAGTAATGCGTATACTTATGCCGCTGCACATCGAAGAAGACGCTGTCAAAACTCGGCGCGATGAGACTTGCGATATTCACGATTTTTTCTTCTGTACGGCTCATTCGTCCTCACCTCGTTCAAAAATAAACCGCATCGGTGTGGCATCGCCGCCCTTGTCCTCTTTCAACGCTTTCTCCTTCATCTTCAGCTCACGCTCCTGCAGGCGGATATCAGCGCTTTCACCGATGGTATCAAGCAAAATTTTCATCATCTTCGGGTTGCCGGCACATGCGCTTCGAATAATGCTGCCAAGTACGGCGTCGCTGACCGTGAGTTCTGCATCGCCGAGTTTTGCAGCT